CTTAAAGACTGTTCCTCTGGATGACTCAATACGAAGATTTGTAGTAATGTTATCTTTTACTTTTTCCATTTCTTCATTTATTTCGTTGATAGTCTCTTCTACTGTTTTAGAAGTACCACCCATAGTTATTACTCCAGCTGAGATAGCTAATTTATATGTTTTACTATCTTCATCATAGAAGTATTTTAGATAATTACTAGAATCACCAACTGCAAATTGTCCGTCATTATCCATATAAATACCACGAGTAGTATTATCTATAGAAGATTTAACTCCTGAATAGATGGAATTAGTTGTAATATTAAAACCACCAATAGTAGCTCCAAAAGCAACTAAATCAGATACACTAATACGATCTGCAGTTATAGATTTAGCTACTATTACAGAACCATCTAGTTGGTTTTGATATTTTTCATCAGATGAAGCAGTAGCCTCTCCAAGAGCATCTACGTTTAATTTATAGAATAAACCATCTTCACCTTTTATTACTAATTTATCAGCAACAACAGTATTACCTTCAATTAAGTCACCTTTAATAGTAACACCTACTAATTCTCCAGTAATAGAACCATCTTCTACAACAATATCTTTAATAATACCAGATTCAGTAAATAGTTTTTCTACTGCTGCCATATTAATATTAGCAAAATCTATGTTTGCATATTTTATTTCAGCAGATGCAGCATCTAACTTGTCAACTGATAATTGATTGATTTCTGCTTTTAAAGCTTTTAATTTATCAGCTGATACATAAGTGAATGTTGCATTATAAGCTGTTAAATCATTGATATTAGCTGTAACAGCATTTAAATCATCAGTTGTTATTTGAGTTGATAATAGAAATTTGTTTTTTATTGTCTCAATCTCTGCTGTAATAGCATTCATATCAGTAGCAGAAATATACTCTAAATTAGCATACTTAGCCTTTAAAGTTTCTAAGTCTGCAGTAGTTGCTGATAGGTCTTCATACTTAGCACTAATACCAGTTAAATTTTCTATATAACCATATACAATTTCTATCTGATCTGCAGTAACTTTGTCTGCCATTATTATCTCAAATTCATCTATTTTGCTACCTATATTAGTAACTTCTACACTACTAGCTGGCAAATTTGTTAAATTTCCAGTTACAGTAGCTGTATGATTATCAATAGTAACTAATACTCTATCTCCATTTTGAATTGGAGTAGTAGTCTCTATTGGAGTTAACAAATCAGACCCATCTAGTTGTACATACTTCTTATCTCCGCTAACTATTATCTTACCATAAGCAGTAGAAGCCGTTTTTTCAGTGTCATCAACCTGTGTTACTTTAACAAATTGTTGTACTAAATCATTAGATAAAGTCATAATTTATCACCTCCATAATTTTGTAGTAAATACTGCTTTCTCTGTAACCTGGCATCCAGGTTTACAATCTATTTGTTGATTAATAACTCTTGCTTTTATGTTCTTTAATCCTGCTTTTGTATAATTTAATCGTACACAATCCCCTAATCTTACTGGACAGTATCCGTGTGTATAAGTTATTGTGTATTCTATTGACGATTGTTCTTTTAATATTTTTTCAGCATACTCTTGTAACATCTTTTCAGTAGGACTTCCTAAACTAGATGGATTAATTTCTCTATAAACTATTTCTCTACCCCTGTTAATTGTTGAAGTAGGACTATTTGGATCATCATTTACTGCTCTAGCATGAAAATAATCTCTACCACTAGAATAAACTATTTCTACAACATTTGGTACACCATATAAATCATGTTCCATATCTAAATCAGGTAATAGTATTGAACTATTATCATCATTATATGTCCATACTGGTTGCAGAGATGCTGTTTCTTGTTCTGGAGCAAATAAGATACGTCCTATTTCATCTAATTCAAATTTATAACTAGCATTAGCCATTAAATCTGTTAAAAATGATAACCAAGTTTCAGTAGTATCTGCTACAAAATCTGAATTAAGAGTATCAGAGCTCTCAGTTTTTACAACTGGAGCCCTAACATTATCTCTTGTAATTTTATATACATTTTCCATAATATTATCATCTTCTAAAAGTGAATAGCCAATTGGTGGTTGATTCTCTTTTAATTCCATTAATGGTGTATATGCATCCATACTAGTACTACGTGTCTTACCATTAAAACTAGATGATGGTGTTTGCACCAAAAATGTACCTAAAGGAACCTTTTCTTTATAATCATTTTGAATTGCTATTAGATAGACTCTTATATAGCATTCACCCAATTCATCTACAACGTCTATCGATGCTGATCCTAATGTTTCGGCAGTACTATCTCTATCTATTTTACTAGATTTTACTGTATCTAATTTCTGAACATCACCCCAAGTATTAGGATCTACTATATAATATTCAAATGATTGTTGCATTGATTGTGTCCAATCTATCATATTAAGCTCCTCCTTCTACTCTTGTTATAGCGAATGTTATTGGTATAACTAATGAATCATGTTTCTGATTATATGATACTTTGATATGTGCCCAATATCCAGATCCAGATGGTTCTCTGACATACACTATACCAGCCCATATAGACAATCTACGTATAGCATAAAGAGTATCAGCATCTGTCTTTGGAATATCTACATTCCAAGTTGATGTTTCTCCCAATTGAGTACCATAGTAAGCAACTGGATGTTTTCTACCAATATACTCAACTAATTCAGAGTCAACACTATGCGAATCTGAAACGTCTATATTATATGGTAATGTTAACATTGATCCAGACCATTTAGGTCTTTCCATATCATACTCATCTGAAGCATCGAACACTGACCAGTCTTCATTCCACTGAATAATTATAGCCATTCCGCCTACTTCAACCGATGGTAAATCGTAAAAACTTATTGCACCCGTTGAAATTGTTTTACCAACTATTCTATATCTAGCATAGTCTAATGATGGATGAGGATCTGATATAGAAATACTATTTGTATTAGGAATATTAATACCTAATTCTGTAAACGTACCATCAAATTCTCTTCTATAAACTGATAATGTTAAATCGTCCACTAAAGCTCCATTATCGTCTAAACTATATGGAGTTATAGTTGATGTCATTGTATCTTTATCTATTGTTATTTCTGCATCTAATTTATATGCTACATCATCCCAATCAGCTGTAAAATTATGTGATACTTCTGTAGATAATCCGGTATTCATAGTTACAGAACAGGTTATAGTATACTCTATATCAGCTTCTATATCAATGTTTTCCGCTGACATTTCGACTATTAATGTGTTATTGGTGTCGAAATGTTTAGAATATACGGCATCCCCTTTATTAACTATTTTTCTACTACCAGTATCATCTATTGTTTCATAGTATTCATTAGCAGTTATATTCAATTCATATCCTATTGGGTATTGAGTTTTAGGTCCAGGTAAAGCTCTTATATAAAATGGGAATGATGTTAATGTATCTATTATTGAACCTGCTCCATCTGGATCTGATGTCATAGATAATGCTAAAGTAGGTTTAGCATAAACATCAATAGATCTTTGTATAGACCAATCACCATATACTTTGGTTATACCAGCTGTTCTAACTTGCCATTTAATATTAGTTCCCTCTTTGTATTTTGAAGTATCTATTGTATAGACACTTGTCTTGTCTTTTTCATCTTCATCGGTTGAATTTTTAATTGTTATATCTGGTATTTGTTGAACATCATCTATAAATAGTCTTAATTCAGCGTAAGTTTGACTTGAACTATCTTCTGAATTATGTACCCAATAAAGATTTAATTCTTCTCCAACTATAGCAGTTGTAGTTGAAGACCAGGTTGTTGGTGCAATAGGTGTAGTACCTAATACACAAGACTTAATCTCTGACCAATCTGATTCACCATTATCGTTTACTGCTCTAACTCTGAAGAAATATTCATAACCTAATTCTAATCCTGTTACTTCATATTTATTATACTTAATATCAGTTTTAGTATCAACATCTGTAGTATCAAAGTAATTTTTATTTGTAGTATATTCTATATCATAAGTATCAGCATTAGACACTGCTGGCCATTCTAAATAAGCAGTAATCTCACTACTACTATAAGAATTTGCCCTACAAGTTGTAATTTCTGTTGGTGAAGATGGTTTGGTACCAGCATTGCTTGAAAAGTCAGACCAGCCTGATACCTTACCATTTTTTTTACCTCTAGCACGAACTTTATATTCAGCTCCTGCATCAACAGTTGTGCTATAGGCTACATATTCTGTACTTTTATTAATTTTGGCTTCAAATGTTCCTATACTAGATGAGTTATTTTTAACAATTTCAAACTCGATATAATCCGAATTTATATCGTCAGCTTTAATATTTTCTATATAAGCTTTTAATGTATAATCATTTATTTCAATCGATGGTGTACTTGGTGGATATGGTGGATTGTCTGAAAAGTCGTAAGATTTTTCAGCAGACCAAGGTGTATCATCGAA